ACATCCGCAAGGATCCCGTGAACTTCTACGAAGAAGATTAACACTAAATTCTTTCAAGTAATATGGCATTCAATTACAATGACCCCATCGACATCACCGCCGTCAATACAGCGGTGAAGCAGCACGGCAAGACCCTTGACGCCATTCCCCGTCTGGGTGCCGACGCCATCCTGAAGCACATGACGCCGCTCCAGGGTATCACGGATTCATACACCTTCACAAAGGCTGTAATGAAGAAAGTATCCAGTAAATATACTGGAGAATTCAAAGGACTCAAAAATATCGGTGAGTTTGTTCCTCGTACCCTCACGGTACGTCCTATCGTAATGGAGATTCTCGACGAGCCAGAGCGCTATCGCCGTTCCTACGTGACAGAGGTACGCGGTGCCATCGAGATTGCAAAGCATCCGTTCGAGATGTGGCTTGTGCAGGAGATTCTGAAGCAGGCCTCCAACGACTTGCTGACGGCTCTCGCCACTGCCAAGTACAATTCTTCTGATTCTGCTACGGATATCACCGACGCTTTCGACTCTATCCCCGCCATCGTGGAGGCAGAGAAGGCACTGGCCACACCCACTATCTCTGTGGCTAACGACAACATGTTTGTCACCGCCACCTTCACACGTGCCAACATCGGTGAGGAACTGCTGAAGATGTGGCGTAGCCGTAACGACATCTTCCGCCGCATGAAGTCGAAGATTTTCATCTCCGACACCCTGGGCGACCTCTACGATGACTGGTTCGCTGATGAGCATCCTGGCATCCACGACGTGGGTAAGACTGCAGACGAGACCGGACAGCAGTTCCTCTATGGCACTCACGGTAACTGTGAGATCGTACGCGTTCCCAACCTTCCTGAAGGCAGTCAGTTCGTATTGCTGACCATTAAGGAGAACCTCTTCTATGGTTTCGACAAGATGAGCGACATGCGCACCATCAAGGCCGTGCCACACGACTACAAGTTCAAGGCTCTCGGTAAGTATGTGTTTGGTACACAGATCGGATACATCGGTCCGGAACTGTTCGTTGTAAACGACAAACCCGTGACACCAGTAGCCGCAGGCGGTCAAGGAGCCGGAGGCGGTCAATGAGCCGGAGACGGTCAAGGCTGATTGTTAAACTCATAAAAACATAAGACTATGCCAAATTGTATAACACTCGCTGACATCGACCTCGGTCTGTCTTGTGCAGATCAGGACAATATGGGTGGTATCGTCCCCCAGATAATCTACGGCTATTGTGAGGACGTTGATACCTGGCCGGAGAAGCCAGCACCAGCCTCTAACGACACTCAGATGGGGTTGGAGACTGCCGGCGCTCTCGTGGGTGACCTCGTGATGAAATCGGGCGCACGTGCCTATAAGTTCGACTTCACGGACGACACCGGTTCCTTCACAATCAAAATGCAGGGTGAGAAGGGCGGTGAGTCGTACCTTGCAACTCTTACCATCATCGCTCAGAAGATTCGTAAGATTCTCCTGGGATTCATGAACGCGACGAAGGGACGCAAGATCTTCATCATCGTGAAGGACAACAACGGACTGTATTACCTCATGGGCGACAAGGATCACGGTGCTCAGCTCGCTGGCGACAGCGAAGGTGCCAACACGGGTGAGACCTACACGGCACGCAACCACGTAGGCCTTACGTTCACCTACAACACCCCACGCGCATTCACGTATGAGGGTGATGTAGTGAACATCCTCACTGCAGCTAATACAGAAGTCCATACTTGATTTTGACATTTTATTTTCTCGCTTGATAGATGTCAGGTTGCTAACATAGCAGTCTGGCATCTTTTTTTTTTGTCCCAAAGTAGCGACAAAAAAAGCGATACCTTTGTTATCGTCATCATTCTAAATCAGAATAATTATGAAACTGACAGACAGTTATTTTGAAGCCCGGAAGGAAGCCATTAAATGGCTGAACGTCGCGCCACAGAAGCGCAACTATTCCCAGGGCGTACTTATCATGCAGAAGTCTGGCTTCAAGCCACAGGTGGCTGCACTGCTCGCCCGTCATGGTGAAAAGGCGTGGACACGCGAGAAGCTCATGTTTTGCCTCCGCGAGTTGCTGCAGGTGTACTACACGCCGGATGATCCTCGCTTCAACGATGAAGACGTGGACGTGCTGAATGAAAAGGCAGGTGAGAGTAACATCCGCGAACACAGTGTTGACGTGGATGAAGTGGAACAGGAAGGACCCACCTTTAAGAAGTGGCCAAAGCCCATACAGGTTCTGATGCGTGAATATGCTACTGCTTTCCGTCAGCGTGATAAGGCTAACCGCGAACGTGCGAGCCTGCCCGACACCAACGACACGGATATTGTCAACCAGCGCAAGGAACTGTCTCTGACGATGGAACGTGCCACAGAACGAATGGAAAAGTTATGGGTATTGCGTAAACGCTATGATGAGCAGCATATCGAACCGACGGACGAAGAAATACAGGCCATCTGCAACGATAATGACACCCCCAGCACCGACGAGAACGACGGTGAGGCAGAGATGGAAGAAGACGGCGAGCTTTCTCAGATTGACACGGAGACGCTGCGCATCCGTCGGAAGAGCCTGGTAACCGGACGGACACGCAAACAGAACTTGCTTAAGTATCAGACCTCCAACAAGCAGAAGAAGGAGAACCCGATGCCACAATGCCCGAAGCGTATCAGACTGGAACGTCAGATTGAGAAGCTGACGGAACGGATATCCAAATATGACTATGAACTGGCAAAGAGAGTGTGATGCTGATTGACCCCATGAATTTTCGCAAAGACAAACCTACCGGGGAAGAACCCGGAAAGGTGCTGCACTTAGACCGTTCCCAGTATGAGATGGAAACGGTAGCGGGAATTCTGGAGAAGCCCCGACAGCTTGGAATGCTCATACCGGGTAAGGACAAGCATTTCTATAGTAATGGCGGCTTCAACCTCATACAGCTGATGCTTTACGTGCTGAAGCAGACAGGACCGGCAGACATCTTCCTGTCAACCTACTCGATAGCCGAGGACTCGATAACGACTCTGCGCCGCTACGTCGACCATGGGAAGATACGGAGCATCCGATTCCTGATTGACAACCGCGTGCGCTCGATATCGCCAAAGCCCTTTGCCCATCTCATCGCATCGTTCCCTGATGATTACCGATGCACTGCCCTGCACGCTAAGGTGGCGTGCATCTCTAACGAAGAGTGGCACGTGAGCATCGTAGGCTCACAGAACGCCACGCATAACCCGAAGCTGGAACGTGGCATCATCCACACAAGTAGGGAGATATGGGCTTTTGACAACAAGATCCTAAATGATGAATTTGACAAAGGAACAAAGTGAAAGCGTCGAGGAGATGGCTTACCTGCTCATCCCCACCGACCTTATTGCCTTCAACCTGGGCATTGACTACATCGCATTCATGTCGGAGCTGCGAGACTTGAACTCTCCTGTCTGCAAGTCGTATTACAAAGGCATCCTCAGACAGAAGATGGAACTGCATTCAAGCATTGTGCAGGCTTCAAAGAATGGCAGTCACCCGGCACAGGAACAGATCATTAAAATGCTCGAAGGAATCACAGGACAATTGCGTTATGGTTTACGTTAAAAAGAAATTAGCATTACTCAGCCACGATGAGATACAGGCTCACATCCTGGATCCTGAGAAGAACCCCCTTCCGGAACACCAGAAGGAGCAGTTCGACCGCGTGCTGTCGGCTGCACGTCTGCTCGACGACTACCCCGATGACAACCAACTCATCAAGCTGCTTCAATATAAGTATAACTGTGGCGAGACAACGGCACGTCGTGACATATCACTGGCACGTCAGGTGTACAAGACTCGCCACACCTTCGACTGGGACTTCTGGCACGTCTGGCAGATACGCGACCAGCTGGAGCTGATTCATGAGTGTAAGACCGCCGGGAACCTGAAGGAGTGGAACAATGCCAAGAAGACACTGCAGAAGATCATCGGGGATAAGCCCGAAGGATTGGAAGACCCGAACCGCATGGGCAACAACCAGTTCTTCATTCAGGTGAATATCGGAGGAAAGACTGAATACAAGCCCGTCAACGAGGTGCATGAGCTCCGCCCGGATGAGGTGAAGGAGATTTTCGATATCATGCAGCAGCCCATCACCGATGAACAGGCTGCTGAGATTATGGATTCATAATGAACAGCTATAACCAAGTACCCTTGCACGTGAACGCCGCACAGTGGCAGTTCATTATGCTCGAAGCCAGACAGAAATACTGCATCTGGTCTCGCGGTACAGGTAAGTCGTTCATCGTTGGCTACGAAGTAGACGAGAACGTGCGCCTGATGCCCCGTGGCGTGACCACACTCGCCCAGGCAACCATCGGCCAGGCTCTCACCAAGACACTGCCCTCCACGTTCAACTACCTTGACCGGCTCGGATATAAGCCCTACGACTACAAGACGCATACGGGCGACTACGTGGTGTGCCGTACTCCGCCCCCCGGATGGTACCAACCCTACGAACACATCATGCAGTACGACCACGTGATATCATTCGCCAACGGCCATATACTCTACATCCTCACACAAGAGGGAATCAGCCGCGGACCGAATGCGGACTTCAACATCACCGACGAGGCACTGACCATCGACAAGACAAAGTTCGACCAGGAGGTGGCACCGACTAACAGAGGCAATGAACACATCTTCGGTAAGCGCAGTAAGAACCCCTTGAAGAAACACCACGGCAACCTC